CTAGCTTCCCTGGCGGAACAAAATTATTTTTAGCACCTGGACCTCACACAGTTCAAGTGGGAGCAGGAGGAACAAGTGGTGGTCCTCCAGGTGATTCAGATACTGCAGGAGGAGCGGGAGAACCTTCTTATATTGGATCTATTACAGCAACAGGTGGTGGGCAGGGAGCTGGTGGTCCAACTAATGCAGCGTCAGGAGGTTCTGGAGGTGGTGGTAAAGGAGCTGCTAGTAATCCTGCAATATGCGGTGGAAGTGGAAATACCCCAGCTTTAAGTTCACCTATTTCACCCGTTCAAGGTTTTGATGGTGGCGATGCTGGTCCTCACCCCGGTAGTCCATATTCAGCTGGTGGTGGAGGTGGAGCAAGTGCTGTTGGTGGAGCTGGAAACTCTCCTCTTTCTAATGGAAATCCAGGAGGTGGAAATGGTGGAGCAGGTTTAGCTAATTCAATTTCAGGTGCTTCTGTAACTTATGGTGGTGGAGGAGGTGGTGGTACTTATACACCTCAAGGTTCAGGAGGATTAGGTGGCACTGGAGGTGGTGGAGATGCTGGAGACGATTGTAAAGCTACAGAAGCGGGAGAGGTTAATACTGGAGGTGGTGGCGGTGGAGGAGCATTTACGAATGGTCAACCAGCTAATGATATAAGTGGTGCAGGAGGTTCAGGAATAGTTATATTAAGAATTGCAGATGCCTGTAAACCAGGCTCTTTTGCAGTGGCGCCAGGAACTAATACATCAGCACCAGCGCCAGGATCAACTACTATAGCCACATTTACAGTAGATGGGACATTGACACTATAAACAAATTATAATATAAATTAAATTTTAAGGAGTATAAATATGGCACATTTCGCAGAACTAGATAGCAATAATATAGTAAAAAGAGTGGTCGTTGTTGGCAACGATGTTACAACAGCAGCTGGACCTTTAGGGGAAAATGATATGCACGTTGATGGAGAAACATGGTGTGTTAATTTTTTCAAAGGTGGCAACTGGAAACAGACTTCTTACAATCATAATTTTAGAAAACAATATTGCGGCAAAGGTTATACTTTTGACGCTGCAAAAAACAAATTTATTTCACCTCAACCTTTTACATCTTGGGCATTAGATGAAAATGATGACTGGCAAGCACCAGTTACACGACCAACTGATACAGGAACAGAAGAAGATCCAAAATTTATAAGTTGGGATGAAGCAGGTCAAAAATGGACTGCGACTGATGATTCAGATCCAGTCAATAATTTCAATTGGGATGCATCAGCTTTAGCTTGGGTATCCGCATAGGAGACTCAAATGGCACAGCCAGCAGGTTCAATAAACGGCGGCATAATCGGAGTAAAGAATAACACTTCTTTCGGTAAAAATAAAATTACAAGTACAACCTGTACTGGATCAACAACTGTCACTACACAACCAGGCACTAGATTACTAGACTACTTAGTAGTCGCTGGTGGTGGAGGCGGTGGAACTGATGGTGGTGGAGGTGGTGGTGCCGGTGGATATCAAGAATTTTTAAGTCAATCTGCTTGTGGAAATACTCCTTATACTATTGTCGTAGGGGGTGGAGGCGCTGCTCAGACTGGTGGTTCTCTTTCAAGTTTTAATTGTGTTCCTTCTGTAGGAGGCGGCGCTGGTGGAAACTGCGGTACCGCTGCCACTGTCGGAGGATCTGGTGGTGGTGCAAGTATGAATGGACCTTATAGCTGTGGTGCAGCTGGAACGCCTGGCCAAGGATATGCTGGAGGAAATGCATGCGCATGCTCTGGTGGAGGCGGAGGCGGTGCTTCTGCTGTGGGCGCTGCAGGAGTAGGTACACCCGGTCCAACTTCAGGTGGCACTGGAGGTGCTGGATCAACTTCATGTGTTAGTGGATCTCCAACGGTATATGCAGGTGGTGGCGGAGGTTATGGTCTTGGTTGTGGTGGAGCTGGAGGCGGTGGAAAGGGTGGAACATATCCAGGTCCGTCAGGTGTAGCAACACCCGGTACAGTTAATCTTGGTGGTGGAGGAGGTGGTGGCGCAGGTAGTGCTCCTAAATGTGGAGGTGCTGGTGGTTCAGGAATCGTAATAGTAAAAGAATTAAATAAAGCAGGTGGTGTGTGGTCAATGGACTCTCAATATCAAAATCAAGTAGCAGGAACATGGCCAGATGGAACAAGCGTAGTTGCAGTTAACTTCGACTATCTAGTTGTAGCTGGTGGTGGTGCTGGTGGTAGAGATAAAGGTGGTGGAGGTGGAGCAGGTGGATATAGATCATCTTGGCCAGGTGGAACAAAAGTTACATTAGATGGTCCGGGTGATTTTACTATTCAAGTAGGAGCTGGTGGAACAGCAACGCCGGCCCCATCAGGAGGTCCCGTTGCTGATGCAGGTGGAGAACCTTCTATTGTAGGACCAATTACATCAACTGGTGGTGGAGGTGGAGGAACACCTAGTACACCAAATTCTCCTCCAGTAGGAGCAGGAGCAGGTGGTCCCGGTGGATCAGGTGGTGGTGTTTCTGACATGAGAACTAATACAGCTTATAAAGGAGCAGGTAATACTCCTCCTGTAAGTCCTCCACAAGGAAACCCAGGAGGAATGGGAGTTGACTTTCCACCATCAGGTGGAGGTGGCGGTGGTGGAGCATCGGCTCCAGGAGTAGATGCATCTACAACAGGAACCGGACCAAGTCCTCCTACTAACAAAGGGGGTGATGGCGGTGCCGGTACAACAAATAATATCTCAGGAGCTTGTGTAACTTACGCTGGTGGTGGCGGCGGTGGAATTAATCCCGCACCTCAAGGTGCAGGAGCCGGTGGATCAGGTGGTGGTGGAGCTGGTAATGCATGTGGTGGAGCAGGAACAGCAGGAACAGTTAACACTGGTGGTGGTGGAGGTGGTGCAGGATCCCCTAATGGTGGTGGTGGAAATGGTGGTAGAGGTATAGTTATTCTTAGAATTGCAGCGGCATGTGCACCGGGTGCTTTAGCCGTAGCTCCAGGATGTAATACATTAGCATGTGGCCCAGCTTCCTCAAAAATAGCCACATTTACGGTAGACGGTACTCTGACAATATAGTATTATAAAAAGAATTAATGAAAGAAATAGACAGTCTTTTTCCTGTTCCTATTTATAAAACTTCTTTAGATGTAGATTTAAAGTCTATCAAAAAGCACATCTCTAAAATAGCTAGACAATACCAATTAAATAGAAATGAAATTTTAAATGTGGACACCTCCCATAATGTTTATGATTTAATTAATGATGATTTTTTTAAACCTCTCTTGAATGATTTTTTAGTTCATTCAAAAGTGTTTCTTAAAGAATTGGGATATGATCAGACCTTTCTCAATCAATGTTTTGTAGAAAGCTCCTGGTTTAATATAAGCTTTAAAAATGATAATTTAGCCAAGCATATTCACCCTGGATCCATTGTCTCGGGAGGGTTTTATGTCGAAACGGCTCCTTCAGACAGTGTTTATTTTTACAGGGAAGACGATATGATTCTGCCTCCTTCTACCCCTAACCCTCTTTCTGCTAAATATACACAGTACCCTTGTAAAGAAGGTCAGTTATTGATATTTAAAAGTAATCTAAACCACAATACAAGTGTTAAAAAAGAAGGTAAAAAAATTGTAATATCTTTTAATATAGGTAAAAGAACAAATTGACCAAATCTATTTACTGTCCCTTTTATTTATTATATAAAAAAGATATAAAGACATATGAACTTAACAAACCATTATTGGTACTTTCAATCTGCTGTCCCTAGTAGAATCTGTGATGAAATTATTAAATATTCAAAATCTATTCAAGATCAATTAGCAACTACGGGTGGTTATGGAGACCCTAAAAAATTAAATCAAAAACAAATTAAAGATTTAAAAAAGAAAAGAGATTCAGATATTGTTTGGTTAAGTGAGCGTTGGATTTATAAAGAGGTTCAACCTTATGTTTATAAAGCCAATACTAGTGCCGGTTGGAATTTTCAATGGGACCATAGTGAAGCCTGTCAATTTACACAATATAAAAAAGGACAGTATTATGACTGGCATTGTGATGGCTGGGATAAACCTTATCAAAGACAACAAGGTGATCCTTCTAATGGAAAAATTAGAAAACTATCTGTAACATTAACTTTATCGGATGAAAAAGATTATACAGGAGGAGAATTAGAATTTGATTTTAGAAACTTAGATCCTGATAAAAAACCAAACATTAGAAAGTGTAAAGAGATATTACCTAAAGGATCCTTGGTTGTATTTCCTGGATTCGTATGGCATAGAGTGTGTCCAGTTAAAAAAGGAACCAGACATAGTTTAGTCATGTGGAGTTTAGGATGGCCATTTAAATGAAAAAGAAAAAAACTGAGACATTCCCTACACAATTAAATAGAGAAGATTATTTTCAATGCCCTATATGGTTTGCAGATGCTCCTCAATTTGTTGAGGATTTAAATAAAGCATCTGACTCTTATATTGAAATAGCCAAGAAGAATTTAAAAAAAGATATAGCTAAAAGAAATAAAAAGTTTGGAGATAGAGGAGACATGGGTCATGTGTTTCATTCAACTCCTTTAGTTGCAGACCCTAACTTTAATCAATTAACTAATTACATAGGTGCCACAGCGCATAATCTTTTAGTAGAGATGGGTTTTGATCTAACTAATTATCAATTGTTTACTACGGAAATGTGGGTACAAGAATTTGCTAAAAAAGGTGCAGGTCAGCATAGTTTACACACCCATTGGAACGGCCATATGTCCGGATTCTATTTTTTAAAAGCTAGTGAAAGAACATCAAGACCAATATTTGAAGACCCAAGATCAGGGAACATGATGAATCTTTTACCTCAAAAAGATACGACTAAAATAAGTTATGCTAGTCATCAAATTAATTATGAAGTAAAACCTGGAAGAATGATATTCTTTCCCTCATACATGCCTCATATGTATGCAGTGGATATGGGTTATGAACCCTTTAGGTTTATACATTGGAACTGTCAAGCAATACCTAAAGGAGTATTAAATGTCCAAAAAAAATAAAGTAATTAATATCATTAAACTAAA